AGCCCAACCCACGGGCGCTGTGGCGGGGCGTCAAACTTGTTGCGTGGGTCTAGTTCGCCATCAGAAACGATGTCGCTGTACTTTGCCACAGGCTTTTTTAGCGACTGCTCGCGCTGTTCGATGTATTGACGCAGCTCTTCAATCTCTTCTCGCAGCCGCCGTTCGATCATGCTGTACGAAATCATTCCGTTCTGATGGTCTGGATGCTTATTGCACCGTTCCCAAAAATCTTTAATATCTTTGTATTTCATTGCTCCCCCCTTCGGCGAATAGCAGTAGCGCAATCGCAGTGATATTGAGGGTTAAGAACATCTGTTTGCCACGCATTCGCAATCTTGGCGCACTCCTCCCGCTCATGCGCGGCAATAAGGACGGCAAAACTTTCAATGAACTCTTGCATTTCATGCGGTTCAGGCTCAGGCAAACAACAGTCACAATTCAAGCCACCAGCCACCCGCGCCATGCGGATGATGTCTTTTCTATCCATGTCTTTATCCTTCACATGCTAAACAAGTTTCTCCGTCAACAATAGCCTTCAATGATACATCATCCTCCAGCTTTTGCCGTTTGATTTGCGCCCCCACTTTGTCTGCTTTACGCACCTTCTCACTCCGTAGGTAATATAAACTCTTCAAGCCTCCCTTCCATGCCATGAAGTGAACAGCATGTAAATACTTTGTAGACACATTAGCAGGGAAGAACAAGTTAATGCTTTGCCCTTGATCAATATAGAATTGACGATCACAAGCAAGCTCAACAATCCAGCGTTGATCAATTTCCATAGCGGTCTTAAACACTTCTTTAATACGCTCTGGTACAGCTAGATGTTGCACTGACCCATCATTAGACGCAATGGATGCCCATGTCTCATCATCATTCATACCAATCTTTTCTAGCGCAGCTTCAAGAAACTTATTCTTAGTTACAAAAGATCCACTAAGCGTGTCTTGTTTGTACATGTTAGCGCGATAAGGTTCTACAGATGGGCTTGTATTGCCCATGATAAGGCTACTAGAAGCGTTTGGAGCAATAGCCATATGATGACTAAAGCGACGGGTTACGTCATGGTATTTAGCGTCTGGGCAGCTTCCTCTAGACCATGCCAACACCCTGTCTCCTTTAAGACACTTCTCTTGAATGTGCTTAAAGATTTCTTTGTTTATAATCTTAGCCAGCACACTGTCAAATGAAAGCCCTTTCTTCTGCAAGTAAGCATGAAAACCTAAAGCACCAATGCCAATGTCACGCTCACGCATTGCCGAATACCTAGCCCTACTAATAGTGTCAGGTGCGTTGTCAATAAAATATTGCAACACATTGTCCAGCATTTCCATTACATCTAGAATGAACAGATCATTGTCTTTCCAATCTTCGTAGTATTCCAGATTCAATGAAGAAAGACAGCACACTGCTGTACGCTCTTCATCTGTAGGTAAAAAGATTTCAGTGCAAAGATTGCTACCATTGATGGCAAGGTCTTGCATCTTCAGCCAATAGGGAAGTTTCTTGTTTGCCGTATCAATGAAGATGAGATAGGGTTCCCCGGTTTGCATGCGGAGTTCAAGGATTTTCTGCCATAGATATTTAGCAGAGATAACTTCTACCACTTTTCCAGTGGCAGGGTTTCTTAATTCCCAATCATCATTGGTATTTTCATCTTTCATACACTCTTCAATAAGTTTCATGAAAGCGTCAGAGATGTTGATGCCATGATGGAGATTAAGGGTACGAATGTTTTGATCACCAGTGGGCTTTCTCATTTCTAAGAAAGAGATGACATCAGGGTGACTAATGTCTAGATAAGCGGCATAAGATCCGCGACGGGTTCTTCCTTGACGATATGCCAATGAAGAAGCGTCATAGATTTTTAAATGCGGCATTACTCCAGTGGATTTATCGTCACTATTACGAATACCGACATGGATACCAACACCACCACCAAACATACTAAGCCAATTGGTTTCAGAAAGATTGTCAACCAACCCCTCTGCACTATCGTCAATATAGTTGAGAAAACATGAAATGGGAAGACCGCGCTTAGACCTACCAAAACTAAGGATAGGAGTAGAATAAGAGAGCCAATGTTTGCTGCTGTATTCATAAAGCCTCTGTGCATGTTCATTAGATGAAGAAAACATTTTAGAAACAAACGCAAATCTTTCTTGAGGACTTACCTCATCATCTCGCATGTAGCTTTCTTTAAGCCTCTGCATACCCAACTTATCAAACAAAGAGTCGCGTGTGTAATCAATATTCATGAAATCTCCAGAGATAAAAAAAGAGGAAAGAAAAGTCTTTCCCCTTTGAGGTTGGTTGGTATATGCGTTTATTATTTTTGTGTAAAGGGAATGTCCACTTGTTGTTGCATCTTTCCAGAAATATCGTAGCCATAAACCGTTGACAAAAACAAAACAAATCTTTCAAGAACGTCAGACCAACCAGCATCAAATGGTAGATTGATAGACGCATTAAAAATATTACCTTCAGAATCTTCTGAACAGAATTTCCAGTTAGTAGTGTCCACTATTTTATTCCTTAAACAAAGAAGGGAAGAGACTTTCAATAACAACCTTGCACTTATCAGCTACATCCCTATGTTCTTTCTGCGTTGCTTTGTCGCATCTGACATCTAGGTAATGGAGCCAACTACGAAGTGTACCATTCATATAAAGCCTAGACAACATTATACCTTCTGGCAGCAGCTTCCTAGCAACTTCTTTTGCAATGCCATTATCAAGAGCCTGATGATAGGCGTCCAAACTAGTGGACAACACTACTTGCTGTAGGCTCCACCAATAACGATAAAGTTCTTTGTCTTCCACTTCAATAGAGTTTTGTCTATTCTTCCAATCTTGCAAGCGAGGCTGAGAAAACTCTGACTCGCTTGCAATTGCATAGCGTTGACTAAACTCTTGGAAGGTAAAGCTCCTATGCCGCAACATTTGTCTCGCTATGTCACGGGTAGTTTCAATCTCCATACAAACATTGACCATCTCGAAAGGTGACCAATGTTTGTTATCAATCAAATACTTTAAGAGCTTTGGTGCTGTAGCTTTATTGTCTTGGTTCTCCGGACTGGAAACCCTTGCCATGTAGGCAATAAGATTTTCCGCATCCGGAGTTGCCCAAATCAATTTAACTTTAGACATTGTTTTCCTGTAGTTGATTCTCTTCTGGAAGCTCTTCTTCATCTTCAGCAAACAACTGAGTAAAGTATTGGTCAGCTTCTGAGTGAGGCATGAAGTAATAAAGCAAAGTGTAACATGCTGTTGCTACTGCGTCATCAATTTCTGCATCTTCTGGATGTTTATAACCATCTACAATAGGAAGTTCAATACAACGCTCATACGTTTCTTTAAGAGTGTTTACAATGGTTTCATCAAGTTCTTCGTCAGATAGTCCTTTGTTTTTACAACCACTTTTCAACAAAGCAATAAGACCAACTTTGGTAAGACCAACGCGAGCGTCATCATCACAAGTGAATGAACAAGTAGCACTACCATCCTCATGCTCAATCATTGTTTCCAGTTTAATTTTTCCATTAACCATTTTTCTTTCTCCTGAGTTTTTCCGTATCAGTTTTTAATTTATGACACGGCTTACACAAAATCTGGAAGTTATTAGCTTCACAGAACATACGCTCTACATATTCGTCCCAACTAACGAACCCCTCTTTACCTACAACAGGAATGATATGATCTACCTGTACATCCAATCCAATAAATGTTTTGATGCATTTAGCGCATTGATAATGTAAAGCAAGCTTTCCTGTTTTGGTATTAACTTTCCTTCCAACACTAGCCTTCTTCAACACTTCAAACTTTACAGGCCAACGTCTTGAAGCCATTCGCAAAGCGGAGACAATAAAACTTCTCCACCTTGCTTCAGTCCATTGCCCACTATTTCTAGTCTTTGTCGTCATGTAAACCTTCAAAGTCAACGTATGTAATAGTTACATCGTCGTCAGTTGCTCCCAAATTAGTAAAGGCTTGACACAGCGCATCAATAAAAGCTTCATGGAACACATCTTCATCTGCAAGCAAACCAGCAGGTACTTCAGACTTAGGAATGTTAATTTCCAACTCAGCGATAATTGTAATCATTTAAACCCCTTAATAAAGAATGTCTTCAACAAGTTTAGCGTAGCCAGCAATGTCATGCCAATGATCAATCTCTTGTGGTTGTCCACCGTTAACAATGCGAGCAATCTTGTGGCAAATCATATCAACGCTTTCTTTCATAGGCAAGGACAAACTATCATAATTCGCTCCCATTCGCACAATGTCTTTTAGTTGTTGTGCGGTCATGGCAAGTGTTTCGTATTTACCATATTTAGATTCTCTCAGTTGGAGAGTGTTTTCAATGTTCAATGTTTACCCCCAATAGTTTTGGTGCGGGGCGTTAAAAAGTTTTTATCATCATTACTAAACTCTACGTTTTCATTCTCTTCATAGAACTTATGAAAGAATCGTTCAATAATTTTTTTTGCTCTTTCATCTGAGTCCATCAAAGGAATAACAGACGCCATAAGCATAGCGGTGTTCAGTAGAAGATCAGAGTCTTCATCAGACATTTTGTTTTCTACTGTGCCAATAATAACTTCAAACTCACCGTCCCAATCAGGCCCATAATTATTAGGACGTAGAACAATGCATACGTCATTTGATTCTGTTTTCAAAGGGGATTTTTCCACGTTTCATTTTCCTTGCGTCTTAAATAAAGAAGGTTAGCATTCTCATGCACTCTGTCAACATTACCATCGTATGCATTAATACAAGCGTCATACATTTCTTTCTCATTAGTACAATCTGCTAATATCTTTGCAGCTTTAGCAGGGCCAATACCTTTAAGACCAATTATGTTATCTGCTGTATCTCCAGATAATATTTGTTTATAAAGATTTAATACAGCGGTTGGTTTATCTACATAATATTTAGTCTTCTTTACAAAGTTGTAATGATTACCAGATATTTGATCTAAGTCTTTGTCTAAAGAAACAATGACACAACCATCCTCCCCAATGCTAGTGGCTGCTATGGCTATGTCATCGTCTGCTTCTTGCTCAATAGAAACTGTTGCTCCCCAATGCTCAATTAAGAAAGCTCTAATTGCTTCAAGGTGATGGGGTTTTTCAACGTCTTTTCTATTGCCTTTATACTCAGCGGTAACGGCAATCTCTTTTCGGAAATTGCCGCGACCAGTCAGGAACAACTTGAAGTCTGATGCCTCTGGGATTCCGAGTAGAAGGATATCTGCAATATAAACATCCAAAGTTGAAAGAGCTGTAACCAAATTTTCATCTTTGCATGCAAATGCAATTCGATATGCAACTA